CTCGGCCCACCCGGTTCTACGGAACACTCCACTTAGACGAAGGAGTTATCGTATGCGAGAACGAGACACCGTACTTAGCAGTGTTGCTGGAGTACGGCATGTCGAAGGTTCTAGCCCTTCACCTGTCTATTTAACTAACCTTGTTTGGAAAACTAGGTTGTTACTAGGCGATAAAGGGAACTATGGTTACCCAAACTTTCCAACGGGCAAAGATTGTGGACAGCCCTTTCAGGTTGCTACCGTGAAAGGTGTTTTCCCAAAAATGCACGTTGGAAGCATATATGCTCCGTCGCTTCCCAACAGGGATACGTATACGGGATATGTGACTCCAGATATGATTCTGGATGGCTTCTTAGACAATTCGGCCATTGCTGGTCTTTTTGACTATATGAAGCCGTTTGGGCCTGGTGCATACAAACGGATGCGACCTGATGCTCCAAGCATGCAGGGGGCCGTAGCTATTTATGAGCTAAAGGACCTTCCTGGTATGTTAGAGCAGAGGTTTCTCAACCATGGAATTGCAGGAATAGGTAATTATTACCTAGCACTGAAATTCGGTTGGGAAGCTTTGCTTAGCGATGTGCGTAACTTTGTGTTGACTCAAATGTCGGCACAAAAGCGCCTTGCTCAGCTCATCCGTGATAACGGCCGCCCTGTCCGCAGGCGTATTAAGCTTGAGGACAGAAGGAGACCTATAATTGAGAATGTCTATGGCTACCCGATACTTGGTTTTCAACCAACGTTACCGAGTCAGTATATAGCTTCTCAATCGGTTATCCTTCAGAATAGGTACCAATTTTGGGAAACATGGGCCTCTGGCCAGTTTCGCTATTGGTTACCTCCTGGGCCGCGGGATATAGCATGGAAAGCTAGGATGATGGCCAATATTTTTGGTATCAATCCTAGTCCTGCTGCCGTTTATAAGGCAATCCCGTGGACTTGGCTAGTCGACTGGTTTACTACTCTTGGTGATGTTATTGATAATCTCACCGATAGTGTAGCCGAACGTGGTGCATATGATTATTTTTATCTTATGTGCACGTCGGGTATATTCACGTCATTGGGATGTACTTTTACATTCCATGATGCGAATAGTGGCCAGCCGAAAGTAGTCTCCGGCACAAGCACCTGCGAAACTTCCGTTAAAGGAAGAATCAAAGGTGATCCTTTTAGTCTAAGTACGTCCCCTAATACACTTACGGGGACGCAGCTAGCTATCCTTGGGGCACTAGGTCTGTCTCGAATTGGCTAGTTATTACTGTGTGCGGCAGTTTCCGCACGAGTAAAGCGTAACAAATTGGAGCTTCTAGTGCTTGCAGATCCTCAGTCAGTTACCATTAACGCCGTAGCAAAGTCGCTTGCGTTGACTAATGATAGTCCAACGCAGCGAATTTATACGTTTGCTGATGGTACTCTCTCCCTCGTGACGAAGCAGAATTCTACTTCTACTCGTTTCCGTAGGGAAGTCCGTGTCGCGCAGACAAAGATTGCTGCCGACCCAATCAGTGCAGTTAATGCACAGGTTGGCGCCAGTGTGTATCTCGTTATTGACGAGCCACGCAATGGTGTATTTTCGGACACTGAGCTCGCCTATCTGATCGATGGTCTTAAGGGTTGGCTTACTAACGCCAATTACAATAAGATCCTCGGAGGTGAGTTCTAATGAAGACTCGAATTCTACAAATGATTATCGAGTTTATCAATGAACTCCTTCTGTCTTTCCATGATAAACTTGGAAAGAACAATCAGTAGGTTCCGCTAGCCGGAGTAAGCCTAGACGGTCCTGTTTCCACCATAAAAATGGAGGTTACAGTGAAAAGACCGACCATGCTCGTCGAGGCCGTTCTGCGTCAAGCAGAATTGGACCTAGACTTGTCCGTAGAACGCGACATCGCAACTTTGCGACGTCGTTGTAAACACGAGGGGTTATCATTTCTGACGATAACCTTACCTTCTCTCTCAGATTCCCTTGAACGGGGACTAGAGGAAGGTCGTTTCTCATGTCCTACATCTTTTAGTAGGCATGGAAGGCTCCCCCGATTTCTCGGAGGTTTCTTCAAACGCGTGTTTACGGTTGATGGTAAGCTACTCGACGATATATGCCCTGATACAGTTTATTTTATCAGGCAAATCTGTCGTTTCTTTAAGAAACTAAAGATTGAGTGTAGCGACTCGCGTAATAGAGCTGCTATACAGCACTTCGTCGACGTAGAAGGCGATCTCCGCGCGATGACCTCTCAAGTGGAGAGAAAGGATGAATTCCTTGATAAGATCTCGGGTATCATTTGGTCTCAGGTATTTCCTGAGATTGATCCCATTACTCTTATCTGTCATCACGGCCCTGGTGCAACGGCGGAACGATTTGCGCTAAAC